GAATCCATCCGAACTGGGCGATGACCGTTTTTTAGACCATCACCCTTTCCGTATGAAGTTCTCTTGGATATCTCCGGCTTAAGAACAACCTCAACGTCTCCAAGTGCGGTTAGGCCATCTCCGACAACATCTTCATCACCAATTTCGAATATCGCATCTGGTCCAATATTTCCGGAACGAGAGTTTATTACTTCATTCTTTTTCTTTTGGACCTGAGATTTGTGGACAAGGTATCCAGAAACTGGCATTAGTTCGTCCCTAACTTCTGGCCCAAGGCCGGCAGCTTCATAGAATGAGCGCATGCGCTTGTCCATGTCAATTTTTTCTGTCAGCATGGCATTCTCTCCATACCGCATTGAACCGACATCTGTTGTGGGCATGCCAAATTGTTCAAACCAGTCTGGTTTCTGCTCTTTCTTGGCAACTTCTTTTTTATTTCTATTTTTACCAGTGGAACGACCAGTTTCAGAATCACCTTTAGCACCAGAAGAAAGAGACAGTTCTCTTTGTTTGCGCTCGCGTTTAACTGGCTTGAAATTAAACTTATCCTTCATCATTTCGTAATAAACATCGTCCCGTTTCTCGGTTGAGACTCTTGCTGCTGTTTTGCGTACTTCCTCTTTTTGCTTTGGAGTTAATTCATCGTATTCAGGAACATATTCCATTGGTGCGAAATTGAACTTGTCTTTCATCATTTCGTAATAAACGTCATCTCGTTTCTCAGTAGAAACTCGAGCCGCTGTCTTGCGTACTTTTTCTTTTTGCTTATCGGAAAGCTGTTCATAGGTTGGGAGCTCATACTGGCTAACGCCTCTCTTGATGTCCCTTCTTGATTTAGACCCTGTGGTCGCTCCAGAAGATAGGGCCAACGAAAAGTCCTGTGACCTCACTTCACCAATATCAAGGATTCCATCTTCCACAGGAGTGTCAATACGCTCAGCCATTCTGGTCATTCTGTCGTAGAGAATCCAGCGCTTTTTGGGGTCCGTTTCAACCCTGTAGTCATCGTAAACCTTATGTATAACTTCTTTTTCAACAGCTGATTGCGGTGTATGGAATTGCAATTCAAATCTTGTTCCATCCGGGTGAACGGCCGCAATATTTATACCCTGATATGGGTCCCCGGTTTTCCAGTAATTTTTTACCTTAAGCTCGTAACCTGCAGCCTTCAAGTCGGCTATCACCGCCTTTGCTCCAGATACATAATTTTCAGGGGTGTATGTCATCGTGTATCTAATTACATCTGACATATCTGCAGCAGCTTCTTCTGCCGTCCTATTGCCGCGCTCATCATTTATTTTTCTAGCCAGCGACTTAACTGATTTGAATCTAGCTGCAAGACCTATCATTACTGAGCCGTGCTTTTCTGAGAGGTCTATAAGTGTTGAGGTAATTTCTTTTTCGACTTCCTTAAGTTTCTCGCGCTGAGCAGTTGCTGCGTCAACAACATCATCAGGGTATTGACCAGGGCTTGGAAGTGGGTTGTCTGGTTCAACTAGGTCGTATCCGTTGTACGTTGTTTTCCCAGTACTTTGCTCACCCCATGGGGCTTCAACTTTTCTCAAGTCAACAACCCTTGCTTGTATTTTCTGATTACCAAGAGCCCTATTCATTGCAACTCTGTTATGGCCATCGGAAACGTACATCTTTCCGTCTTTGTCAATAACAAGATTTACAAAATATCCTTCTCTAAATGGCTCTTGTCCGGATACAACCTTGTCGATTGACTCCCCCTTTAGGTGTGACTCTGTAGGAAGAATGTCTGAAGATAGGTCCACTTCGGTTACCTCTACACCGCTCCATCCGTCCCATTTCTTCGATTCCTCTACGGATTTGACTTCCGAATACTCTGGCTTCCATGTCATTCCGTACTCTTTCACGGACCTGTCTCTATTCTCTTTTAGGCCAGGCGAGCGTGGCTCTCTTTTTAGAGCAATGTCCTCAAGACTCACTGGGTATAGCCCGTCATCTTGTATTTTCTTTGCAAGTTCTGCTACTGAATCCTGTGCTTTTTTGATGTGTTCGTCGAACTCGGTTTTTGACATTGGAGTCGTTTCACCATCTTCGTAAGGAACAACCTTTCCAACTGTCTTTCCTTTTATCTCCATGTGCTCTTGAAATACCTTTGCAAGAGTCAATGATTCAAAAATTGATGTTTGCAGTTCGTTAACCTGAACTTCAATTTTTTCATTTTCTGGAAGATGGTCATTAAGCATCTTTATGGCTGCCCATCTATGGTGACCATCAACAACATATCCATCCCTGGAAGTTAATATCGCCCCTTGGAACCACATTTTCTTAAGAGCTTCTTCTCTATTCTTTGCGAATTCTGCCGTCCCTGGTTTGCCCCAGCCCTTGGATTCTTTGGTAGATAGTGATGTCCACTTGCCGGATTTTAGTTTTTCTCTAAATTCCTTTTCATTTTTTATGTACTCAGGAGAGTCTTTTTCGCCCCAACCCTCCCGTGATGCAACGTAATCAATAAACATATTTTCCGCTGATGAATGTATTTGTATGCTACGTAGCTGTTTCTGCGACGCATATAGGTCATCTGCTTTTATTGATTTCCTAACAACAGAATCATCACCGCCAGGAAGAACCTTCTTTAAGAATTCAATCAATTCTGGCTCTGTCTTTACTTCAACTCTCGACCAGTCTGTATTCTTAAAAACCCACTGTTTATCTTCTTCTGAAACATCTGCAAATTTGGAAGGTTTTTCAAGTTTTTTAGAAATTTCCTTATATCTTTTTGAGTCATCTTCTGAAAGTCCTGATTTTGATTTGTATTCTCCAGATACATGTCCGTACTTGAGGGCCCTCATTGCTGGGGAGTTCGCACTCTTTGCCGGCCCGCCGCTCTGAGGCATTTTTTCTCTGTTTACGTCAATGTTTTCACTGCAGAATACGTTCTTCTTTTTCTCGTATAGGGCGCAAAGGTCTAGGTCATGCGTCTCCAGGAATTCTTTTACGTACTTGTCTTTTTCGGCTCCAGTGAGATTTAGTTTTTTTGCGTCATCTTCGGCAATATCTTTCAATTTTTGCTCTGTCTGCAGCGCGGCATTTTTAACCATTTTGCGCTCACCTCTATCGGGGACTTCGACCTCATAGCCAAGTGCCATAAGAGCTATTGCGCGGTCCGCAGAGTTTGTTGTATAAATTGGATTACCAGATAAAACGCTTTGCTGACTTGAGCGCTCTAATCCAAAATCTGTTTTTAGTTTCTCGTCATCCATCCTGTCTAGCGCCCGACCACCAATACCGGCTTCGCGTAATTTTATAAAATCTTCTTTTGCGCTCTGCGCTACAGATTCTTGTGATTTCCTGTTCCTAAAGGAAACAGTCCTTCTTCTAACTCTCCTTGTTTCTCCGTCATCCCCAACAGCACCAGAAGAGAGACCAAGGGCACGAACCTTTCCAGACTTCGAGAACTCTTCTATATCGTTCTCTTTCATTCTTACGCGAACCCGTCTATCAAATCCGGAGTGAAGCTTCAGTGCAGCGTTTTCTATTCTTTCATTTATCTGCTCAAATGATTCAGTATTTAGTATTTCCTCCACCCGACGGTGAACTATCTCATTTTCTTGCTTAAGGGCTGACATTGAAGACAACAGTGGTTCTGGACGTGAGTTGACATCTCCAAGTACTGACTTAAATCTTTCTTGGCGTTTTGTTCTAAGAGATTCTGTTGATTCTCTTGCTCCAGATGAGAGGCTTGCCGAGAATGTTTCGCCAAATTCTCCACCCAATTCAGACACCTCAGAAACAATAGATTCGCTTGTTTCTGTAATCTTTGCTGCATCATCGGATTTTGTCCCAGCGGCATCATCTTTTCTTCTCACTGCGTATCTGTCGGCGACCGCCTGAATCTTTCTCTTGGCGCCTTTACGCCAGATTGCATCATCTGGACCATCGCCGATTGACTTTGACAGGTCATCAAGAACATCAACAGTATCTTTTTGAGCCGCAACTTCAACTATGAGACTTCCATCTTTATCCCTACCAACAACACGCAGTTTTCCTGGTGGTATTACAAAGTTCTGGTCTTCACCCTTTTTGGCAAGAGGAAACAATCCTCTGTCTCCTTCTTGCATGCGTACGATTACACGTTTTTTCTTTGTTCCTTTTTCTGGTTTTCCAGCCTTCATGGAGCGTGAAAGAACCTTGCCTTGACCAAAAGTATCAAGGTCTATTTCTTTTCCTGGCTTGACTCGCGCCACCTTCGATGAATCAATAAACATTTCCATTTCAAATGGCGTGGTTATGCTTGATGCGTCCATTGCTTCCATGGCTGGAATCAAAATATTCTCTACCTGCTCGTCGAGTGAGCCCTCATCAATTGATGATGGGTCTGAATCAAGTCCAAGCCTCTTCAGGCGGGCGTTCCTCTTGTTTATAGCTCTTCCAACTACCACTTGCTTGTTCGGGTCGAGCATCTGGGTTATGTCTGCAACGTCGAAGTCGTCTATTTCTTTTACTGCCTCAAACTGCTGTTTGGTTATGTTTCTCCTGTGCTTGGCACGCTCTTTCTTGGCATTAGAAGCAATATGCTCCTTGCTCTTCATCTTTTGAGGCTTGAGTTTGCCTCGCTTTGCGCCATCAACAGCATCTCGCGATGCGGTTATTTCTTTGGTTATATCTGCTTTTAGTTCGTTTCTTATTGCTCTTTCTGGACGTGTGTCTCCAGACGAGCGCTTATTCTCCACATACTGTCGAACGAATATCTCCCTATCAGCGATGCTCTGTATATATTCATCGCTATCTGGCTTCATGGATGAAGACATAAGGTCGTAATCGGCTATTTTCTTGACTAGCAATTCATCACTTAGTGCACCAGCCTCAGCGCTTAGTGCGTCAGTCCTTGCGGCGCTCATTCTTCTGGCGGCCTCTTCTGGGGTAGCTGGAGGTCTTTTATCAAGAATCTCTTTAGCCATTCTACGTATTTCCGCGTCTGATGCTTTCTTGCCGTCAGTATTGAAAGATTTGTTTTTGCTTATAGCAATCTGCTCTGCTTTTTTGTTAAGCGCTATTAGCTCTTCTAATTCTTTGATAGCTGAATCTAGATTGGATATAGCTATTTCT